AAAGGTTGGTGATCCAGATATGACAAGAATTACAGCGGTTAACTGTGCTCTATCATCGTATCGTGACAACCTGAAAGAAACATTCAAGGCCAAGCTTGCAGAAAGCACCAAAGGCGGTGACCGATGACAGCAAGCAAGCAGGAACATTGCGGGCATGAGTGCGTGTGCATGGGGTACTCAAATCGGGCTGCTTCTATATCTGACGACCCATGCCCTAGGTGTATGTGTGAGCACGACACCCGCACCCACAGCGCCGCGCCGGAACGCCTCTGCGATGAATGCGATATCATAGAGGTAGAGGAGCGGCTGATTAATGCAGAGCAGGATTTGAAGAACGCAATAGAGCAGGCCAAGCGGGAGGAGCGGGAGCGGGTACTGGAAGACCTCTGGAAATTCTGTTTGATTAACGGGGCTGAGGAGCACGGGGATTTGATCGGATACCCTTCCGGTGACAGTTTTTTCACACTAAAATTATTGAAGCGAATAGCAGAGATGAGGGCGGAATCCCTGCGTGGTGAGCAGCCGTGACCGAGCGCGAGGTAGCGGCAGGTATGCCCGTGCGGGTGCGTGAAGCGGGAGGCCGTGCATGGGTGAGGCGCTGCTGATGTCGAAAGCGTGGGCGCAACCATCGGCATGGACGTTCACGATCAAGCCAATCAAGGAACTCCTCTCGCGCTATGTTCCGGCCGACGGGAAAGGCTGGATCGATCCGTATGCCGGTGACAACAGCCCGGCAGAGTTCACCAACGATATGAACCGGGAACGGAAAGCCCGTTGGCACCTAGATTCTCTGGAGTTCTGTGAATTAATCACCATAGACCCGGCAGCACGGTTCAATGGTATCCTTTTCGATCCTCCATACTCGTACCGGCAGGTGAGCGAGCATTACAAGCAAGCCGGTCATAAGGTGCGGTCAATCGACACAACATCGCGGTTCTATTCGCGAGTCATGAACGTTGTTTGTGATCGAATCGTTCCAGGAGGTTATGCAATCTCATTCGGCTGGAATACCAACGGGTTCGGAAAGAAACGCGGCTTTGAGCAGGTTGAAATTCTGATCGTTGCACCCGGCGGGCACCACCAAGACACTCTCGTAACGGTGGAACGGAAGATAGCCAACGCCATGCCGGCAGAGCTGGCGGAGAGCATAGCGGGGAGCGTGAGTGAGCGATGACTTCAAAATTCATATCACCAGACACGTGTATTCACGGGGATGTCTGCTTAACGATGTGCGATTATATCAGACCATATCTTAACGAGATTGGAAAATCTGCATACCCCGCATGTATAGACGTTATGCACGGTGGCGGGTGTGTGCACTACAAAGAAAAACGAGGTGAACAACCGTGACCGAAGAAGAACGCGGAAGCAGTGAGAAGCACGACGGGAACCGTGTATGCCCGTTCATGTCAGCCGGGTATTTCCAGCCGTGTATTAAGGAGGATTGTATGGCATGGAAAGATGGCGAGTGTCTGTTGATTCAGGAGAAGAAGTCATGACAGAATATGAATTAAAAATTGCAGTATATTCTTTTATGCTTGGGGCGTGTTTTGGTGCAATCGTTCTGGTATTGATTGCAAAGGGTGCATCCCCATGACCGCCCGCCAGCCGCACCCGCAGGAGTATATCATCACTATGGGCAGGATAATCAAAGCAAGGAATATGCTGATGGTCGATGGCTATCATAATGCAGACGTTCTTGATCGTATGGTAAACCTACTTCGAGCAAGACCCCACACCAGCCAGCCGGTGCCGGATTCAGCAACATTAGTCCAGATGGCGAAAACAGAATGGCACAATAGAGAAGAACGGTTTGGGTTGCATGATGAAATACCGTGGACTACCGGATGGATGGCGGGGTATCTTACCCCAAACAAACCCGACTGGTCGAAGGAGCACGATATTACCATACGCAAAGCCGAGCGGGAGAAGGCGCTGAAGGCGGTAATCGAGCATTGTCAGAAGGGGATATTCAACATGAATCAATGCGTGGTTAACAACCCAAAGGGAGAACCCATTGATGAAGTCCATACTCAACGAGCAGACGAGAGGCGGGAAACTTATAAGGATATTATCAGACTATCAGAATCCCTCCGTGGCGGTGAGCAGGAATGACAGCAAAGTATGAGCCGGAACTCCGGAGTATCCCGCTGACGTTCTTGGACTGCTCTAAAGGGGTTACAGGATCGGGGTGGTCAATCGGAGGGTGGGTGTGCCAGATCCCAAAGCGTATGCCTGATTCGTGTGCGTTTCAACGGAAACACAAGTGCTGCCCGCGAGGTTTCCAATGACCCCCGCCCGCCAGCCGGTGCCGGAATTGCCAGAAAATTACTGGCATTGCCCTTTTAGAAAAGGGTGCGAGGTCGGAGAATCGTATTGTGACTGGCCGTGTGACAAATGGGCGACGTGGCACGACGACAACATACGCAAAGCCGAGCGGGAGCGGGTGCTGGATGAACTTGTTAAGAAGGTCGATGCTGGAATGCCGAGCGTTTCAGCAGACAGATTTAGAGCCGGGCTAAAAACCGCATATGGGAATGTGTATCTCTGGATAGAATCCCTCCGGCAGCAGGAGGAGCGGCGATGACCCCCTCCGGCATGAGCGTACACGTAATTGGGGTATTCAATTATTTCCCAATAGAATGGAAGTCCGGTTTCCCGTGCTGTTCATATTTAGATAGGTGTACTGCATGTCCTTACAGAAAAGACGGCCATTCTCCTTACGGGGATACAACTGCGGTAAAGGGGTATCCATGACCCCCTCCGGGCCCCTCGGGCGGGACAGCATGGCGCTCCTGGACAAGATGGTGAAATACAAAGCTGCGATGGAGTTCAACCTGTACGCAGCGGAGCAAGCATGTACTGGAATGGGGTCTGCTTGTATCGGGTGTCCGTTCCAACAAGTGACCGGAGATTCAAAAACCACATGGTGCTACCTCTATGAATTGCGGGTAATTTTTGGCAATCACATCGAACAGCACGACATACCGCAGGTCCCGCCGTGCCAGTGTGCCGGAGATTGCGGGAAAGGGGAGGTGAAGGAATGACCGAAAAGAAATGGAAGGTTGAGTTCGTTTGCATGGAGAAGAAGTGCATGGAAGATGGCACCGGGGGGTGTGTCCTATCGTTTTTCACAGAGGACCGATTAAACTGCGATACCCCGAACTATTGCCCGTATGAACTGGAGCCTGAAGATCACAAGTTCGTGCCGTGGCGGTTACTGAAATGACGTCGCTGGAACAGTTTGGGATTGGGCTGAACACCAACCCTCCGCAAAACGAGCCTGGCACCCGGTTCATGCTGATAGGCGGCCATGATTTCCATACTCCTGCCGATGCAGTATCAATCGCCCGCCAATGGAGGACCACCCACCCAAACGATCCGGTTGAGATCTGGCCGGTGACTGGTGATTCATGGCGGGTCGTGCGGGAAGTGACGGCGGATTGACCGACTTAACAAATGTGAACGTCCGGGGGAAATGGGCATTCAGTAAACGCGGTCGTGGAAAACCCCGTATGGCGCACCTCATAAGCAGCGAAGGGAAAGCCTTTTGCGGCAGGCCGATAGTCGTCGGTGAAATCATGGATACGGAATGGGACTGCAACCAATACGATCCTGTCTGTGGCAAATGTTTGGACTGGTATCATATAATATCAAAACGCCACATACCGCCACATAACGCCGTGTAACCTATCCTTTATCCTAACCCCTCTCCATTCTCTTTTTATATAACTCTCACAGTGTGAGGGATTGTGATCATATCATGGACTGTAAAACACCTGAACAACTTGCCGCTGAAGTTGCGGCGTTAGAAGCCGCACGGAAAGCCGCGCGGGAAGAAGACGACCGGCGCAAGCGGGAAGAAGACGACGGGACAGTCATTAACGTAGTCCCGATAGACGTACCCGGCGAAACCAGGATCGAACTTACCGGCCTGTATTTCAACAAAAGCGAGATCCGGGCGGAAGACGAACCCGCGCAGGAACTTATCATCGAAAAAGACGTGCTGGACCGTAGCACTGGGATGATCTTCGGCCGTTTTGAATACAAGGTTCCAGCCCGCGCGAAAATCGTGTTTGCGTCTTACATTGACGGGAAGCGCGTTGTCGAACAGGGATCTAACCTGCCGTATGGTGCAACTGAAGGATATTACGATATTCCGATATTCCGGTATCCTAACACTGCCGCCGCCAATAAAGACGGGAAACATAAGGTCCATGTCGAATACGGGCTGATCACGGGGATTACCGAAAGCCAGCTCGGACTCCTTCAATGGGGGAACATCAAAGCAGCAACTACCGCAGATTTCCTGATCCGGTTACTCCCGCACAAGATCACGGGGTAACGTTATGGCATTATACCAGCGCAGGACTCCTGAAACGGTAGAAGCGTATCCGGCAGGGGAAGCCTATGCTGTAATCAAAGACGGTGCAGCTAAGATCGTGCCGAAAAATGAGTTTGAGGCGCAATACGTCCCTTTTGTGCCGGGGCGGTGAATCCGGCATGTGTACCCCCTACCGCCCCTGTGACCAATGCGCCCCTTACGACGACTGTACTATCACTCAAAGGACCGGTTGCAGTTTCCGCAGGTTATATCGCCGGTTCAGGTACTGGCTTCGGGGGCTCATCCGTGGCTGAAGATATCAGCAAATGGGCAACGTTATACCCGGACCTCTACGGACCTACTGCAAAAGACCCGGATAACGGCACCGGCGATGAAGAATGTAACGATGAGATCTCCAAAATCCTTAACAAATACACGGGGATAGGCGGCACGTTCTCCACATGGAGCGAGAGACATGCGTTCATTCTCGGTGCCCAGATCGGGTATCTCCATGTCAAGTCAAGTGCTGACGTTCCCCCGGTTCCTATATTCTTCCTGGATGAAGCCCATTACTGGCGCACGGGGATTATCATGGGTCGAGCCGCTGCCAAAGCTGAAGCGGTAGACTGGAAAGCCATCGTAGCGGCGGTAGCTGCTGGCGGGATTGGTGTCCAGGGTTTGATAAAATACATTTTCCCGCTAATAGGGGTATGACGAATGGTTTTCCTCTCTCCCAACCATTCCGACCCCGCAAGTATTTTTTGCCCTCTGCCACTGTTGGCGTCCAGGCGGCTCGATGCCGCGCGAGGGCTTATCCCGCGCTGTGAAATTAAGGATGATTCCTCACCTTCTCATCCACTCTCTCACCACCACAGCCGGGATCACTCCAATAATTTTTTTCCTGTTAACAAATGTGAATCCGGTTCACTTCCGGCACAGGAGATACTATGACACTATTTGACAGTCCATGCGATTCATGTAATTACCGTCAACGGTCGTTAGATCCTTGCGGATGTTGGTGCCAGATCAGCACCACAGGGTTTTGGGGAAGGTTCTGGCGATGGGTTGGCGGTTGTAACGGGTACGTAAAAGAAAATGCACGTCACTGATAAAGTCCCACGGCATCCTTTGTCGGATGCCCCGATGTATCGACCAGAGATGATCCAGCACATGACCGTAAGGATACTTGAAGATGCAGATATCAGGTATGCGGAAGATCCACGGTGGGACACTGCAGCTGATCATGAGAAGGCGTTTGCTATCGGCATCCTCTCAAAGATCACCGGCAACGAGTATCCCGTCTTGAACGCCGATCATAACCCAGAGATGAACACCCTATTCTACAACCTGCTCATCCGTCCGAAGGTTCAGGCAATGAACGTCCTCACAGGACCGCAGACGGTAGGGTATGCGTTCATCCCGTCTGATTACTGCACGGTGGAAAAGAGCGGGTACTGGGAGGCGAAATGAGAGAAGTCGGATTCATTGTCAGGGACGAAAAAGCCCGCGAGATATATCTGGTGATGGAAGATGACGGCGAGGTCTACCTGTTCGAGGAACCCATGTTCCAGCAGGCACTTACCCGGTATGTCAAGAAAGGGTGTAAGATCAAGGACATTGAGGCGCTGATACCGGAAGAAGCGGAAGGGTTGAAATGAGAGATCCAAACCGTATCCCCCGGATATGTAAGAAGTTAGAGGTATATTGGAAAAAACACCCGGATTACCGATTAGGTCAACTTATCAGCAACTTGCTCGGACCTGGACCGCACGACGTGTTCTTCCAGGAAGACGACGAGTGGGAGGCGTTGCTCGAATGAACCTGATAGGCCGTATCTGGAAAGCGGTTATAGACGATTATCCCGAAGTTCCCAACACTGCCGATACTGATGACGAATCAGATGAGATCGTGATTCCGTGGAACCAATGCCGGTGGGTGGAACTTACTGCGAGATGCCGTATCCCGCTGAACGATTCGGAGAACTGGCCTAACGGGTGCGATGCAAAGTGCCCTGCACGGTTACTGAACGAACACCATGCAAAGGAACTTGAACGCGAGAACCGGGAGATATTCAATTGAGCCGAAAAGAGAACCCGGACCCCGTCAAAGCACGGAACGCCAAGCCGGACCGCATGAGGAAACGGTCAGCTCAGGGTAAAATGTGGGAAAGTAACCACCGGGAACTTATCAACCTGCGCCGGAAAGGTGAACGAAGAAAAGAAGGGATATACGCCCAGATGATCGATGACCAGCGCAACCCGATAACCGTAGAGCTTGACAACGTAGCGATCACGTCAGACTGGCACGTACCGTTCACTGACGAAACCCTCATAAAAGAACTGTTTGCACAAGCGGAAATTAACAAATGTGAAAACCTGATCGTTGCCGGTGATTTCTGGGACTGTGACAATTACAGCAGGTTTACCCACTTAACCTCGACTGCCAGTTTCCAAGAAGAGATCGAGGAAGTCAGGAAAGAGCTTAAACGGTGTCTGTCCCATTTCAACCACCTTTATTTCTGCCGGGGGAATCACGAGAAACGGTGGATGGATTTGAACGCCGGCAAAATGGGTATGAAAGAACTGTTTGCCCTTGCCCGGCCATCTAACATCAGTGAAGACGATTTCAATAAACGGGTGACGATAACACTGGATGACCATATCCACCTTATCCATAAAGGCCAACTCTGGCTCTGTTGTCATCCTAAGAACTTTAGAATAATCCCGTTATCCGTAGCGCAGGATCTTTGTGCTAAGTTTATGTGTAACGTGGTTACTGCTCACGGTCACACGTTCCGGCAAGGGAGAGATAGGAGCGGGCAGTTCCGGATAGCTGAAGGCGGGGGGTTGTTTGAGAGGGACGCCTTGGATTACCTGCGGGAAACCACCTGTCACCCCATGACCCGGAGTGGGTTTTACATCCTGAAAGATGATCGGCTGATACCGTATGAGGGCAAAGCATGATTGATATAATAGCAGCTGTGTTGGGCATGTGCGGGTCAGCGCTGAACATGAACCTATCAACGCGGTTACAGATGTATGGGATCTCGCTCTGGTTACTATCAGATATCCTGCTGATCTGGTTCCTGTGGGCGGTAAGTCCGTGGGTAGTGTTGATGTATGTATTCTACACGGCGACCTGCACGATCGGGATCTGGAAACGGTGGAATATCCCACTCGAGTACACCGAAATTAACAAAACTGTTAAGGATGGTGTACCGGATGAGGAAAAGTTAACAAATGTTAACTCTAAAAACGAACCACATGGTTCAAAACTGTGCATACCCAACGATGCAGATTGCGGATACTGTCCGGATTTACGCAATTGCGTACATTTCACCAAGAGGGATCCATGAACTTTAAGAAAGTCCTGATATCTGAGCTGATACCCGACGCGGGCAATCCGAGAAAGGATCTGAAACCCGAAGACCCCGAATATAAACAGATAAAAACCAGCATTGAATCATTCGGAGATTTAGAACCGATTGTTTTCAACACCCGCACAAAGAAGATCGTCGGCGGGCATCAGCGGTTAAAGGTATTCAAGGAGCAGGGATTAGCCGATCTGTTCGTGGTTGAAGCTGGTGCGTATTCGTGGGCATTTGCGGAGGACGACCTGAAAGAATTAACCCCCGAAAAGGAGAAGGCCGCCAACATCGCTTTGAATAAAATAGGCGGGGATTGGAATTTTCCGCAGCTCTCTATCTGGCTGTCCGAACTGAAAGAAGCGGATTTCGATATCAGTATCACGGGATTCAGCGATGAGGAACTGAAGAAAATTGATGAGGATCTATTCGGCAAGAGGGTCACGCTCGATACGGAACCGCAGATAAGCAGAGCTGAGGAACTCCGGAAAGAGTGGGGTACTGAGCTGGGGCAGATGTGGCAATGCGGAGAGCACCGGGTGATCTGCGGGGACTGCACGGACTTAACAATTGTTAAAAGAGTGATGGGGGATGAGAAGGCGGATATGGTGTTCACCGATCCCCCATATGGGATGGATAAGAAGTTTAAAAACGATTCCCACAAAGATATGCGCCCCTTCCACCACTCATGGATAAGCGTCATTAAAGACTATGCCCCGGCGTTCTTAATCTGGTATGACCCAAAGCACATGAGCGATATTATCGTAGTTGCTGAAGATTATCTCGGCAGAATGACAGATTATTTTCATATGTATAAACCCAACGACATCGCATATCCGCTTCACTCATGGATTCGGATTTCCGAATCCATGATAGTATTCGGCAAGCCCGATTATCAGGATATCAAGCCCTTCTCTCATGATACATACCTCTGGAACCATACCAAAAAAGACAAGTCGTTTTATCATCCGTCCGTCAAGCCGATGGAGATCGTGGCTGATTTAATCCCCCGTTTGGGTGGAGAAACGTATCTCGATCCCTTCCTTGGCAGCGGCACCACCATGATCGCCTGCGAGAATTTAGGGAGGAAGTGCCGGGGCTGTGAGATAGATCCGGGGTATGTAGCAGTAATATTGCAGCGGTATAAGGACACGTTCAATAAGCAGCCGGTGTTGATAGAATGATCCAATTCTACTATGACGGAAAGGCATTAGATCATGTAAAATGCCCCAAACCACATTTCCCCCCGATCCCGGTGAAACAGTGTACTCAATGCTATCATTATAACGGGATGAAGATATTCACCGACGACGACAGCCCGCCTGTTGTTCATTGCACGTTCACTGGTAAAACCGTATTTTGCGGGATGGTGCCATGACCAAGAAGAAAGCGCCGGGCAAGGAGATTAAGCTGATAGAATGACCGCAGGAGCACCGAGCAAATACAAAGGGTTAGAGACCGTCCGGATGGTTGGCTGGTTAGCTCGGGACGGGATGACGGATAAAGAAATAGCCGTTGCTCTCGGTGTTAGTGAATCCACGCTAAACAACTGGAAGAAAACCCATCCTGAATTATTGGAGTCCTTAAAAAAGAACAAAGAGGTAGTAGACCGGCTGGTTGAAGATTCCTTATTAAAACGGGCGTTAGGTTACGATTACACAAAAACCGAGATTGAAGCGCAGGTAGTAGCCGGGAAGGATGGGGAAGAAAAACAGCGGAAAGTCACCAAGAAACGAGAGATCACAATGCATGTCAGCCCGGACCCTGTATCATGTTTCTTCTGGTTAAAGAACCGCAGGCCGGACGTATGGCGTAACGATGTGAAAATGCTTGATTTCGACAAGCAGAAAGGGGAAATCAACGACCTGTTTAACCGTATGAAGGAGGCGGATGCCGCTCAGTCCACTTAAAGGTAAACATCTACTATCGTTCAGGGAATCCATAGCAGCATATAATATCTGGAAAGGCAGCGTATCCAGTGGCAAAACGGTAGCCTCAGCGGTGTTCAGGTGGGTAGATTACTGTATTAATGGTCCTGCTGGCCCGTTGTTGATGGTTGGTAAGACCGAACTCACCCTCCAGCGTAATGTCATTGACCTGTTAATCCAAGCTTACGGTAAGAACGTTTATACCAAAGGTCATACCTGTTACATATTCGGCAGACCGTGTTATATTGTCGGAGCGTCAGATGAGCGAGCGGAACAGAAGATAAGGGGGTTATCGTTAGCGGGAGCTTACTGTGACGAAATATCGTTGTATCCCGAATCGTTCGTCCAGATGCTTAAAAACCGCCTGAGGTTAAAAGGTGCCATGCTGTTTGGGACCATGAACCCGGACAACCCCAACCATTTCATTAATGCTGACTTAATCAACAATGAGGAGATCACCGATAAGACGATCTGGTTATCCACAATGGACGATAACCCGTATCTCGACCCGGATTACGTTGAGAGAATGAAAACCGCATACCCTAAATCCAGCATGTGGTATAAACGGTATATTCTCGGGATAGATTGTCTGGCGGAAGGTGCAGTTTATGACATGTGGGATCCGGATAAGCACGTCACCGATTACACCGATCTCCAGGGATGGAAATGGTATGTTGGTATCGACTATGGAACAAATAACCCCTGTGTGTTTCTTATGATTGGTATGCATAAGGGTGAAGCGTATTGCGCGGGAGAATATTACTGGGACTCCTTAAAGAAGAACCGACAAAAGACTGATGGAGAGTATGCCGACGACCTTATTTCTTTCATTGGTAATGTAAGTTGTGAGGTTATTATGGATCCCTCAGCATTATCGTTCAAAGTTGAATGCAGGAAACGGGGTATCTCCGTCCGTGATGCTGATAATTCAGTCCTGGACGGCATCCGGACAACTGCACGGTTGCTTACTGCCGGAAAGTATCATGTGAATAAAGTCTGTGAGAATCACATCAAGGAGTTTTCAGGATATGTATGGGATGAAAAGAGCCAAAGTTCAGGAGAGGACAGGCCGATGAAAGCAAACGATCATACTATGGATGCCTGCCGGTATGTTTTGCATACAGTGTTAGGCAAAGGAGAAGCGCGAGCGATAGTGTTTTAGGAGGATTATGGTATTTATCATAGCAGAATGCGGGGTCAACTGGCGAGATCTGGTAGATGCGGATGATATGATCCGGGAAGCTGCGAAAGCGGGAGCAGATGCCGTGAAGTTCCAGGCGTATCAAGAGTTCCCGATGAGTCACCCGTTACACAAGGAACTGAATTGTATCCGGTTGGATGAACAGAAGGTCCGGTATCTCTATTGGCGATGCCAGCAGCACGGCATAGAGTTCATGTGCACGCCGATGTATCCGGAAGCCGTTGACATGCTAGATCCTTATGTCAAACGGTGGAAGATCCGGTATGCTGATAAGGACAATTATGCCCTTATTGAGAAATGCGAGGATACCGGGAAACATATGCTCATCAGTGGAAATAACCTCTGGTGCGTCCCTGAATACCCGCCGGGAATTCTACCTAAAACGGTGCAGGACAGACCGGAATACACCGGGATCTCGCATCATATCCCGAAAGTATCGTGGGTTACGTTTGAAGGGTTTGATTTCGTGGAAGTCCACGTTCGCCTTGACCGCTACGAACCGCATTATTGCCCGATAGATACGCCGGTGTCCATTACCATGAGCGAGCTGGCGGAACTCTGCCGGAGGGTGAAGTGACCGTCTACCTTGTAACAGGTGGAGCTGGCAGTTTAGGGAAAGAGATCGTCGATATCCTCATAGGGCAGGGGCATAAGGTTAGATCTTTCGATAACAACGAAGCCGGATTAGCTGAGCAGGTCACGCGATACCCTGCCGAATCGTTCACGGCAGTTTACGGGGATGTCCGGGATTATACGCGGTTACATTATGCCATTGACGGTTGTGATGCGGTAATCCATACGGCTGCCATGAAAAATCTGGATATCACTGAAAGCAACGCGCCGGAGATGATATTAACAAATGTGAATGGGAGTATGAACGTTGCCAAAGCAGCGGCGACCTGTGAAGTGGATATATGTATCCTAATCAGCACGGATAAAGCAGCGGAACCCCGGAGCGCGTATGGCGCGAGCAAACTGTTAGCAGAACATCTGTGGCTGAAATGTTACGCCCGACAAGGCAGGAAAACCCGGTTTGTGATATTCAGGAGCGGGAATTTCCGGGCGAGTGCCGGTAACGTGCTGGAACTCTGGGGGCGTCAGGTTGCGCGTGGGGAATCGCCAACTATCACCGACCCGGACATGGAACGATATTTCATTGATACCCGTAAAGCAGCGGGGATAGTGGCAGAGATACCCGGTTGGGCGAAAAACGGCGATATTGTAATCCCGAAAATGCGGTTGTATAAGATCCTTGACCTGTTAGCCGAACAGTACCCGAACACTGCGTATCGGCTTATCGGCAAACGTGTTGGGGAAAAACAGGTTGAACGGTTGATGACGGACGATGAACAGGTAATCTGGGAAACTACGGAGGTTATGGTAGTATCATGAAACCCAAAAAACAGGAGAAACAGGAGCCGGAACGGAAAGAACCGAAGAAAACGATAGCGATTATCCCGATGCGGGCGGGAAGCAAAGGGATTCCGAACAAGAACATGATAGCGTTCTGCGGTAAGGCGTTATGCCGGTGGACGATAGACCAGGCGACCAGGTCCGGCAGGTTCGATAAGGTCATAGTCAGCACAGACAGCGCAGAGTATCGGGAGAAGATAGATCTATGGTACCCCGGTGCGGGGTTAGTGCCATACCTCAGGCCGGAAGAGTTGGCACGGAACAGCACGCCAACCAAAGATGTTATCCTCGACATCCTCGAGCGGGAACCGGGATATGATACCTTTGTCCTGCTGGAACCCACCAGCCCGGTACGGTGTAACGGCGATATCGGCGCAGCTCTGGATATGTTCAACGAGCGGAACGCCAAAGCCATGATATCGGTAAGTTACGACCACCGGACGCACCCGGCAATTATGTTTGAACTGAGCAAAGACGGCCGGTGTTTAATCGAAGACACCCCGCATTTACGGAGGCAGGAGTTACGGCCGGTTTACCATCCGACGGGGCTGTTATACATTGCCAATGTCGACTGGTATGTAACTCACCAAACGTTCCTGACGAACGATACGGTTGGGTATAAAGTTCAACCGTGGCAGGACCACGAGATTGACGACGAATGGGACATTGACATCTGTGCTGCGTTAATGGGGCGGATAAAATGATTCCCCTGTGGGATCGTGCCAACCAGATTATCCCCGGCGGTAATCATCTCTTCAGCAAAACGCCGGACAGATATGCACCGGGGAAATGGCCGCCGTATTATCTCACGGCGACCGGTATCACCATAGAAGCAACCGACGGTAAGACGTATAAAGATTTCAGCGTTATGGGTGCGGGGAACTCAGTGTTAGGGTATGGCGACCATGACGTTGACGGGGCGGTCGGGCAGGCTATCGTTGACGGCAACGTGTCAACGCTTAACTGCATTGAAGAGGTCGAACTTGCCGTACTCATGCTGAAACTTAACCCGGATATGGATATGGTCCGGTTCGGGCGGTCAGGGAACGATGCGTGCCAGATAGCGCTGCGGATCGCGCAGGAATATTCAGGATGTAAGAAGTTTGCGATTTGCGGGTATCACGGATGGGAGATCGGGCACCCCCCGCAGTTACACCCGGACTGCGTGCCGTTCGAGTATGGCGATATTAACGGGTTTATAGCGGCACTCAAATACCTGCCGGGGACCGTGATGATGGAACCCGTAAGAAACAAACCCTGTGATCCCGTATTCCTTGAAGTTATCCGGGAATATTGTGATGATCTGGGCATTGTGCTGGTATTCGACGAGATAGCGTCAGGGTTCCGGTGCAATTTAGGGGGATATCACCAGTTAACAAATGTTAAACCGGACGTTGCGTTATACGGGAAAGCCATGGGTAACGGGTATGCCATAAGTGCGGTTGTGGGTACTGACGAAGTTATGACCGCAGCGAAAGGCACGTTTATATCCTCGATGTTTTGGAGCGAGCGGTTAGGCTACGCGGCAGGGTTGGCAACGATTGACAAGATGCATCGGGTTAATGCACAGGAGAAGATATGTCGTATCGGGAACGTGGTTAAAACAATCTGGTGCGGGGCTTCGATAGAGGCCGGGTTGCCTATTGAGATATCGGGGTTGGATCCTTTAGCCACATTCACATTTGTTGATGACGAGAAGCAGGTTAAACGGACGATATTCACTCAGGAGATGTTAAAACGGGGATATCTTGCATCCAACCAGTTCTACGCGTCAGTGTGCCATACGCAAGGTGAGATCGCTCCATACCATGAAGCGGTAACGGAAGTATTCAGCGATATAGCAACAGGGAAAGCGGTGCTGGAAGGGGAACCTGCAGTTCCAGGATTCCGACGATTGGCATGATCCTCATCTCTGGATGTCGTGGCCTTATCGGGTCAGCGGTTGCCAGGCACCTTTATCCGGGTGCTCACGGGTATGACCTGCCTCAGGACATCCCTCCGAATATAGATTACGACGTGTTTATCGACTGCGCGAGGTATGATTCACCTCACGCCCAACTGGTAACATGGAACCACGTTATTTCCAAGTTAAGGTTACAGCAACACGGGCGGATGATCTTATTCGGCAGTATTTATGGGCACAAATGTCCTGATTTCTCGATATATGAGGGAACGGAGATACCGCCAACCCCGATAGAGTATGCGTTTTTGAAAGGCGGTACTGAACAGGCCACCAGATACCTTGCTCACTTAATGAAACCTTATGGCATACAGGTGAACTGTATAGCGCCGGGAGGTGTAAGGAACGACCATTCCGAAACCTTCCAGCAGGCGTATAAAACAAGCGGCGGGGTTCCGATGATAGAATGCAGGAACCTCATGCCGGTGATTGATATGTTATTGCATAAGGATAATCGGGTCAACGGGCAGGTCATTACGGTTGACGGGGGTTGGAGTTTATGAAACGGATCCTCGTCCCTATCGGATGTAGATCAGATTTCGGTCTTTCCGCCCCAATCATAAAACGTCTGAAGAACGTTCCAGAGTTTGAGGTCAAAACCCTGCAATTAGTCCCCTGTGATTATTCTGAAAGTATGGCTCTTACCAAACAAGAGATCGCGGTATTCAAACCAGACCTCATTATCATTGTCGGTGATCGTGTAGAGATGGCGGGAGCCGCATGTGCAGCGTTCTTAAAGAGGGTTCCTATAGCACACGTATATGCCGGGGTTGTTAACGATCCAATTACCACCCACGACGACATATTCAGACATTGCATCACGTTATGGTCAGATATCCAGTTCTGCGAGGACGTTCTTGCGGCAGAGGTTGTATGGGATCTTAAAGCAGCGGCTGGATTGGGATATAATGCTCACGCAGTCGGGATCTCGCACCTTGATGATCTGGAGGTGGACGAAGGCAAGGTGCCGGCTGAACCGTATGATCTGGTCCTCTATAACACCCCCCCGTTGTCTGACAAACGCCCGGATCATTATTCCATCGAGAAAATGATAGCTGATAAAGGTAGGCTTATGGTTCAGATACAAGGGAATCCAGATGGACTCTTAAGGATAATTAAGGCAGCTAATTTTGATTATTATCCCAACCTCCCGCGCCCTCAGTTCCTCGGTCTGCTAAAGAACTGCCAGCGGTTTATCACCAACAGTTCAGCTGCCATATACGAAGCCCCGCATTTCCTTACACCGGAACAGATTATCATGGTCGGGGACCGGAACAAGAACCGCCCGCGAGGACCGTTTAAGACCGGCGCGAGTGATAAGATCGTGGAGATCCTGCGGGAATACCTGAAATGACGCTCTGGGAGGATCCGGTTATCCCGAACGATGTATCCGTATGGATCTCACCCTGGAACTGGAAGGTTGTTCGCCCAGACAATTTCATTTTAGGAAGACAAACGGATATCGGGAGTTATACGGTTATCTTAGCTCAGCAGGGCGTGACGATAGAGGATAAAGCGCAGGTAGGACCGGGAGTTAAGATATTGTCAATATCCACCATTGACGGCAAACAGGGGAAAGTCACTATCAAACGTAACGCCCG